GGTTACTCAGCATGAACTGCTTGAAGAACTACCCTTCTACAAAGGCTCAGAGGCACAGCGTAAGGAACTAATGACTCTGGCTATGTCCTTTGGTTACAAACACAATATTATTATTAGAAAACGCATGATGGATGATATTGAGTTTTTCACAGGAGAGACTCTTATAGAGACTGATCTAAATAAATTGACCGTCGGTGTTAGTACAGATATAGCATATCATTATCAAACCGAACATCCTCCATTTGATCAACTCCATAAACTCACTACTGCCGAAGGGTATCATTATACTGCGCACGGTTTTGTTAATGGACACCGTAAGTCTGATAATGTTATCACTGGCTTCGATCTACTTGTCTTAGATTGTGATGGTGATATTAGTATAGCTACAGCTAAAGTATTGCTGGAAGATTATACGTTTATGATCTCCACTACTAAACGGCATACTGATCAGTTAAATAGATTCAGGCTAATCCTACCGATTTCCCATAAGCTTAAATTGACTCCACAGGAATATTCTAAATTCATGACTAATGTATTTGAATGGCTTCCATTTCCTGTAGACGAAGCGGCTAAGGATATAGCTAGGAAGTGGGCAGCTCATCCAGGGCACTATGAATATAATACTGGAAGTATTATTGATGCCACTATGTTTATTCCAGAAACTAAAAGATCTGATGACACTAAGGCTCAGCTAACAGCTACTGGCGTGGGTAATATCGAGCGTTGGTTTAGAAATCACACGTCGAAAGGAAATAGAGCTACACACCTTTACAGGTATGGAATGGTATTAGTTGATGCTGGTTTACCATTAGGAGAAATCATAGAAAAGATGGAAGCATTCAATAATTCATTAGATGTGCCACTGCCTGAAGATCAATTCAGAAAGAGCACTATTACATCAATAAGTAAGGAAGTACAAAAACGAGGAAACTAATATGTCTGTAACTAAGATAGATAAAGTAATAAAAGCACAAGGGAAACGTTATTTATATTCACTAATGGAAAAGCATTTAGTTACGCGTCCAGATGGTACTGTTACGTATATTCCCGGTGATTGTAATGATAATAAGATTTTACATATGGCTGTAGCTGAACATCCTGCTGCAAAAATTACGTTATCCATGGTAACAGGTCTTCGTGCTAGAGCATGGGGGAAACTTTACTGTGAACCTGTTAAGACTGACGCAGAAAGAATTGCTGAATTAGAAGCACTAGTAGATAAACTTATTACAAGAGAAGAAGACACACTTGTAAAAGCATTTAAGTCTACTACTCAAACACCTGTACCAATCAAGCCAGAAATTAAGAAGCGCTGTGATCTCTCACTGCCTGATATGAAGGGCCTGTTTGGATAGTACTACTTGACCTTTGACCTCCATTTTATGGACTGGCAAGTACCCAAAAGGGTGACAGCCGGGAATAGACCGGCAACCTAATTACTAAGGAGTTGTAATGGACATGATAAATCTAAATGATAATCAAAGCTACATTGACCAGCTATTCGAAAACCTCCCTGCTCTATGTTCATTAGATAGAGAGGAAATGATAACTATCGCGTTAATGTTTGCAGTTAGACCAGAGAATCTGGATACATTAATAGAACATTATAAAGAGGAAGATCTGCAATGACAGTACAAGTTAATGATCATCTAATATTAGTATCCGGTAAAAGCGCTACTGGGAAAAGTGCTAGCTTGATGGCTATGGATAAGCCAGAAGGGATTATGTATTTAAATTGTGAGAATGGTAAAAAGTTACCATTCAAGAATACATTTAAATGTCTCACTATCACAGATCCTACTATGGTCTATCAGGCGTTCACTGAGTCAGAGAAAATGCCAGAAGTGCACACTATCGTCCTAGATACTTTAACGTATCTTATGGACTTGTATGAGAGTACTAAAGTACTGAATTCTGCAGACACCATGAAAGCATGGAGCCATTACGCTCAATATATGAAAGTACTTATGTCTCAAGTGGTAGCTAAATCTACCAAAAACGTAGTCTTCCTAGCCCATACCTCAGATATCATGAATGAAACTGAATTGATATCCGAGACCATGGTTAAGGTTAAGGGCTCTTTGATGAATCAAGGTATTGAAAGCTTTTTCACTACTGTGATCTCAACAAAGAAAGTCGCTTTATCTAAGTTAACAGATAAAATTGCTAAGTCTCCTCTGTTTACTATTACTCCAGAAGAAGAAGCTATGGGGTTTAAATACGTATTTCAGACTCGACTTACTAAAGAGACTGTTAATGAAAGAATCCGCAGCCCTATTGGTATGTGGGCTATGGAAGAAACCTTTATTGATAATAACCTTCAGAACGTATTGGACCGCTTACACAAGTTCTATATTTGATGTTAGAATACCGTGGTGGTACCGCAGTATTAGAGCCACGGTAAACTTATCTGCTGCAGGGTAGGACTGCTATCGCCTTACTTATGGGGCACTACCTCCTTATAGCAGGGCCTAACTTAACTGAAGTGTTATAAAATCACTAGTCCTCCCTTTCCTTTGAGAGGGAGGCATTTTATTCTTTGGAGCTGAGGTAGTCGTGTCTTAACTCTGAGTCTTAGGATTATGATCTCCCTCTGCCCTTTACTCCATTACTATCTTAGTACCAAAGAATCCAAACTTAACTAAAGGAGCTTTATGCGTAAAGCACATAAGTGGGAAGGCCGTATGATTGGAGAAGCTAAACGATGGGCTTCCTATTCTAAAGACCCATCTACTAAAGTTGGTGCAGTGATCTATCATCCTGTTAGAAACTCCATAGTTACAACTGGCTACAATGGATTTCCTAGAGGTACCGTAGATGACCCTGAGCTGTACGCAGATAAATCTCGTAAATATCCTAGAGTTGTACATGCAGAAGCTAACGCTATTGTAGATGCAGCTTACCAAGGCAAAAGTACGGGCGGTATGTACTTAGCCATTACTCACCCACCTTGCGCTGACTGTGCTGGCATTATCATTCAAGCGGGTATCAGACATATTGTGTTTGAACACTCTGATGATGATATGGCTAGGCATAATGCAGATGAAGCATTAGAACTATTCAATGAAGCCAAGGTACAAATAATAGGAGTCACTTTTAAATGAAAGAGGCCAAAACTATACTGTCAGAAAACTTAGTATTTGCTGCTACAGAATTAGGCTTATGTTTATCACATGAGTTAGTAGCAGAATCTCTAAAAATGAAACCAGGAATGTCTTTAAAAGAATTCGCAAAAGTACTAGATGAATACACAGCAAGAGCTAAGGCTGCTTGCGCAACTATTGAAGTGTACCCTACTAGTACGCCGTCTAGCTAATAGACACGAATCAGCAATATCGCTATTTTATAAATTAACAACATGAGGATCTAATTATGAGTGAATGGGAATTACCCGCTAATGTACAAACAACTACTATCGAACGTGTCGGTGGTGGTTACGCTTGGGAGTCGGGTGTATACGACGCTGTTGTAAAGATGGTGTATATGAACCAATCCGCATCTGAAGCGGTAAGCTTCAATGTAATCTTGGAAAACTCTGCAGGTAAAGAATTAAAAGAGTCTTTCTGGATTAAATCTGGTAAAGCCAAAGGCAATAAAACCTACTATACAAAAGATAAAAAGGACTATCCACTTCCTGGATATTCAGTCGCTAATTCTTTGTGTGTAGCTGCTACCGGTGACAGCTTAGCTAAATGTATGGCTACAGCTGAAAAGAAAACTATCAACATTTACAATCCAGAGCAGAAGAAAGAAGCTCCTACGGAACGTCCAGTGTTGATGGGTCTACAAGGTAAGCCTGTTAAAGTAGCTGTTCATCAAGTTACTGAAGACAAGACTGCTAAGAATGCAACGACTGGGACTTATGAACCTACAGGCGCATCTAGAACTATTAATGAATGTAAGTTCTTCGGCAACATGGCAGGACAAACTGCTGAAGAAATTCTTTCAGGTACAGATGGTGTTATGTTTGATAAATGGGCCGAGAAGAATACCGGCAATGTTATTGACAAAACTACCAAGACTGTTGGTGGCGCTTCTGCGGCTGCCATTATGGGAGGGTCTCCTGATCCTAAATCTGCAGGCTCACTATTTGGTGGGTAGTGCGAGTATGCGGAATTGATCCAGGGACCAGTGGAGCTATGTGTGTGTTGGATTCAAAAGATCCAACATACACTGCTCTCTTGGATTTAAAGAAAAATAGTATATATGAAGCTACTAAGTGGCTACATAATCAACAAGTAGATACTGCATGGTTAGAGAATGTTCATTCTTTATTTGGAATGTCAGCTAAATCTAATTTTGGATTTGGTAGGAATTTTGGCATAGCATTTGCAATAGCCAAAGTGGGAACTTCCGATGGCTCTATCCAGCAAGTCACTCCTAAAATATGGCAAAAATATGTAGGCGTTACTGTTAAAGGTAAAGCTATTAAACAAGAAGTAGCTAATATAGCTCAGACTATCTACCCCTCTGTTGTGATCCATGGACCGCAAGGAGGATTACTAGATGGAAGATCTGATGCTTTAATGATAGCCCATTATGGACTTAACCATTAGGAATAATTATGAAAATTGAAATAGATATCGATATAGAAGCTATTGTCCGTGAGGAAATCCGTAGCTACATCAAAGATAATTTAGTTATTAATAATGTATCAAGTAATCCTTCTACAGTAGCAGATACGGTTACCGTAACTCTTAACGAAGAAACCCCTACACCAATTACTACTAGATCCCGGCCTAAATCAAGACCTAGAGGACCTCGTGTTAACTGGGAATTTTCTCAGAAGCCAGGACGTAGACGTACTACAGCTGAGATTGCTATGCATAAAGTAGAACGTGATCTAGGACGTACACTTACTCCAGAAGAGAAAGGACACGTCAGAGCTAATACAGAAATTGCCGAGTCGGCAGAAACTCAAGCTAAAGAGGATACCTTAAAGAAAGCTAAGTTTGATAAGTTAGCTCAAGCAGGAATGGCCGCAGCCTCTAAAGAATTAGCTGAGGAAGCTAAAATATCTGAAGCGCCTAGTCAGGGCATTAAGGAAAATATAGAACCTCGTGGAGAGGAGCTGGCTGCGCCCACTTCTACTCTGTTTGGTAAAGCACCAGTAGAACCCTGTGTCGAGTCAGAGTCTGCTGGCCAACCAGAGAATACCACAGAAGAGGCTACGATACCAAAAGCTGACGACTTAAAAGTACTTAACACACTATTCTCGTAATCTACGGAGACCTAACATGTCCGAGTTCTGGATAACTACAAAAAGTCTAATATATACAGTGATAGTATTTGCGTTAATCATTGCTGCGTTAGCAGGAGGAATTATACTTATTCCTATACTACTATTAGTTGCAGTTGCAATAGCACTGTTTATATTTATTAAAGCGTGGAATGAGGACTAGTTAAATAGGGAATCTATAGCATCTCTAGCTAGGTCTAAACCAGTTACATTAGTAGCTTCATCCAACAAGTCATCTAGTTGCATAACGTTCGGAAAGATATCTCCTGTTAACCATGCACTGTTGACGTTTCCAAGTGTAGGTACTCCGGTGGCCGCTTGTATTGCTGCCGCGAGCCCTACGCCTGTTGGATTAGTTTGAACTAATCTTCTAGAGGCTCTTTGATTTCGCAGAAAGTATGAGATAAAAGATGTAGCTCCAATTGCATCTAGAGCTTCAAGAGCTGGAGTAAGTGTTTCATCAAAAAGTACAAAGGCAGTTAATGCTTCATGCATTGCTGTATTGAAACTTTTGTTTTCTACTTTAGTAGCGTGTTCAATCATTACATACCTACCCAAGAAATCTGTAAGCTGTACTGCTCTCCTAGAGACTTGATAAGGTACACTAGTCTTAGTCATAAACATGGTAGCCGCTACATCACCTACTCTTTTAGGAATCTTAGCAGAAATTG